AGAGCAATATTTGGTCAAGAAGCTTTAGATTATATTAAATATAATTGTGATTTAAAAGATAAAATTCAAGATGCTTTTTATGACTGGTTAGTAACAGGTCATTGTTATTCTTTTAAAGAACCAAGAGATAAAGATGTCCATTATGAAATTATACCACCTTATGAATTATGGCATGGTATAAGTTCTACTAACTTTATTGAGGATGCAAATTTTGCTGTACGAAGATTTAGACGTACTCCTAATGCAATAGTAGATATGTTTAGACATTATCTTAAACCTGATGATATTACTTGGTTAGAAACATTAAGTACAAGTGTAATTACAACAACTGATATTGGAGTATTACCAAATGTAGATAATACATTAGATACAAGAGTTCCTGGTTTTTATGATAAAGGGTTAAATTTAATTGATATTTTTCATGCTACTTGGAAATCTTTTAAAGAGGTTGCTATATTAACTTATACAGATGAGTTAGGACAAGAACAAGAAATGGAAGTTAATCCTAATTATATTCTTAATGAAGAACAAGGAGATATAAAATTAACTAAAGAGTATATTAGTGAAGTATGGGAAGGTTATAGAATTGATAAACATTTATATCTAAAAATTCAACCTATTTCTGCACAAAGAAATGAATTAAATAATTCAAGTAAATGTAAATTACCTTATAATGGTAGAGTTGGTTATAATAAACATACTGCAACATCTTCTATTGTTAGACAACTTTTAAATTATCAAGCTTTATATAATATATACCATTACAGGGGAGAACTTACATTAGCAAGAAGTAAAGATAAAATTATGACTATGCCAATAGGTTTAATACCTAAAGGTTGGTCACCTGAGAAAGCATTATGGTTTGCAGAAACTACTGGTATTATGTGGTTTGATGAAACTGCACCTAATGCTGCTGCTGTTTTAAGTGCTATTAAAGGAGTTGATTTAAGTCTTGGTAATTATGTTCAACAAATGCGTGAACTACTAAAAGATATTAAAGATGAAGCTTGGGATAGTGTTGGTATGAATAGACAACGTTATGGAGATAGTAAAGCTAGTGATGGTAAAGGGGTAACTGACCAAGCTATTATGAGAAGTTCTACTATTACAAGAGAGTTATTTAGACGTTTTGAAAAATTTATTGAAACTGATAAACAAGGTTTATTAGATATTAGTAAAGTAGCTTGGGTAGATGGTAAAAAATCAATGTATGTGACTTCTGATGGACGTAAGAAATTTTTTGAAGTTAATTCAGTTGACCATTTAGAGTCTGATTATGGTGTGTTTTATAAAGATAGTTCTGAAGAACAAGGTAAATTACAAGAAGCTAAAGGAGTTGCTAGAATGATGGCTCAAAAAGGTGGGGTAGGTGCAAGTTTAATATTTGAAACTATTGATGCTAATAATTTTAGTCAATTAAAAAAATATGCAAGAAAGTTTGAAGATATACAACAAGAACAAGCTAAAGCTGAACAAGATGCTAATAGACAGAATGAACAAGTTTTACAAGATAAAATAGATAAAAATGATGCAGCTAATAGAGATAATAAAATACAAGTAGCTACAATTACTACTAATGGTGTGATTGAAGCTGCTCAAATAAAAGCTCATACAGACATTACTACAACAGGTATGAATAATCAACCTGATGAAGAAGATACTGAAAAAGATAGTACTGGTTTAATAATGAGAGAGTATCAAAAAGCTAAACAGGAAAAAGATAAATTAGCTTTAATTGCTTCAAAAAATAATCAAGATGCATTAAATAAAGAAGCTGACTTAAATCTTAAAAATAAAAAAATAAATGCTGATATAAAAAAGAATAATTCAGCTCAAAAATAATTAAAATAAATATAAAAGTTTATTTAAAAAGAAAGTAATTTTAATACTAAATTTGTAAAATAAATAATAAACAACTAAATTTGACTATGGAAACAAAAAGAACTGACGGTAAAGATGTATCAGATGCATCAACCATAACAGGAGGAACACACGTACAAAGTACTGGAGATTTACCTAATTTTGATTTATCTGGAGTTGGTGTTGCAAAACCTGACAATACTGATGAAGCAGCAAAACTTGCAGAAGCTAAAAAAGTAGAAGATGATAAAAATAAAGCAACAGCAGATGCAGAGGCTATTAGATTAGCTAAAGAAGCAGAAGTTAATAATGGTAGTGAAGATAATAGAGAAACGTTCTTTGAATTTGAAGATAAAAAATTTAAACTTGATGATAAAGGTAATGCTTTAAATGAAGATGGTTCAATTTTTAAAACTAAAGATGAATTAGATGCACTTAAAACTACTGATATAGAAAATGAATTACCTCCATTAATTCAAGATGTTATTAGATTAAATGGAGTTGAAATTCTTGATGAAACTGGTAAACCAAAAGTTTATGAAGATACAGAAGAAGGATTAGTACAATATGCACAAGATTTTGCAAAACATGAAGTTGAGCAATCTCAAAAAGCATTTTTTGGACAACTTCCACAAGTAAAAGAATTGGCTCAATATTTAGTTAATGGTGGAACAGAAGAAGATTTTTATAAATCTAAATTAGCAAGTTGGAAAAATACTACATTAGATAAAAATAATGAAGTACAATTATCTGATATTGTTAAAAAAGATTTATTATTTAAAGGACATACTGACAAAGAAGCTGAGGAACTTATAGCTTTATTTAAAGATTCTAATAAATTAGAAGAAAAAGGAGAAGCAGCTTTAGAAAATCAACGTAGACTTGAAGCACAAAAAGAATCTGAAAAGAAAGCAAATGATATTGAAAAACAAAAAGCATATCAAAAATCAGTAAATGATTATTGGGATAATGTAAGTACTGTTGTAAAAACAGGTAAGTTAGAGCATATAACAATACCAGAAGTTGATAAAGATGCTTTTTTTAAATATATTGGAACAGCCGTAGATAAAAATGGTAATTCACAAGCTGATTTAGATGAAAAAAATGCTAAATTAGAATTTAATTTACAATTACAATATTTACGTTATAAAAAATTTGATTTAAGTAAACTAATTGCTAATACAGCAAATACTGAAAGAGCAAGAAATTTAAGAGAAAGAATTAGTAAAGAAAAAAAAGAAATAAATAATGGAGGAGGTGATGCTGCACCAGAGTTAGTTAAACCTTCTGATGTAAATATTTCTTTAAATTCTTTATTTAGTATAAAAGATTAAAGATTAAAAACAACAAAATAAAAAAAAATAAATTATGGCAAATCAAGCACAAGTAATGTATCACGATTCCTTTAATGGACATGGTTTTACAAATGAAAATTCACTTGCTAATGCTTTACTAACTAAACCTGATACAATTACACCTGTAATTACTCACTTAGCTGGTAGAGAAAGTGATAAATTCCCTCTTACTTTCTTAACAGAAGGACAAGCAGGTGGAGTTAGACCTATTGAACTCAATGATGTTCAATATGATTGGGGTGTAATGGGACGTATGAAACATACTGATAAGTTAGTTTCTACTATTTATGGAGCTGGTGATAAACCTGGTCTTAATAGTACTCCTTTTTATATTGTTTTTGAAACTAATTGGTTAAAACGTCAACATACTATTATTTCTCCTAATGGAGTACAATGTCGTATTCAAGGACAACCTAATCCAGTTGGTGCTCATTATGAATATAAATTACAATTAATTAATCCTGATGCTTCTGCATTTTGTCCATTGTCTGAATTAGCTGCTGGAACAGCTTGGAGTATGACAGGTGGTGCATCTGTCTCTGAATCATTCTCTATGGGCAATGAAAGTAATACTATGGCTCCTGGTAAATTAAAAAACCAAATTAGTATTTTAAGAAAGTCTTATCATTGGGGTGGAAATATTAAAAACAAAACTGTTGAAGTAGAGTTTAATATTGATGGTAAAAAAACTAATTTATGGATGCCTTTTGAAGAGTGGCAACACATGATGGAATGGAAACAATCAAATGAAGAACATTTCTGGTGGTCACAATACAATCGTCGTGCTGATGGTTCTATTCCATTAATTGATGAAGATAGTAATTTACCAATTCCTATCGGTGCAGGTGTTGACCAACAAATACCAAATAGAGATACATATTCTATTTTAACTCATAAAAAGTTAAAACAAACAGTAGGAGATGTAATGTACGGAGCAACTGATACTGGAAAAATGAATGTAATTCTTTATACTGGTATGGGCGGAGCAGATGAATTTGATGAAGCTATCAAAGATAAAGCATCTGGATTTACACAAATTATTGGTGATAAATTTACAACTGGTACAGGACGTAATTTAAGATTAACTGGTTTCTATACTTCATTTGAACACGTTGATGGTCATGTAGTAACATTAGCTAAATTACCTTTATTAGATTTTGGTTCTCGTGCTGAAAATAGTCCTAAACATCCTGTTACAGGTCGTCCTATGAGTTCTTATGAAATGTATTTTGTTGATCAAAGTATGTATGATGGAGAACAAAATGTTCGTATGGTAACACAAAAAGGTCGTTCAATGATTCGTAAATGTGTTGCAGGTATGAGTGAACCAGGTATGGATTTTAATGGTAATAACCAATATATCGCAACTGAACAAGATAAAAGTTCTGTACATTTTTTAGCAGCTAAAGGTATTTGTATTCGTCGTGCAAATCACTGCTTTAAGTTATCATGTAACTTATCTTAATATTAATAATGTAATAGATAAGGGAGTAGAAACACTACTCCCTTATT